GCCATGACGTAACCAGCGTGTTTCTCGTACATAGCAGCAAGACGATCACCGAACGCATACAGGTTTGGGAGCGTCTGTTCCTCGACTAACTCTGACGCAATGAACTCTCCGTCGATATTCGTTTGACAAGCTAGAACGAGAAGACGTTCCGCCTCCTCTGCTGTATTAACACTGAACACCGGCAAGAATCCACGAGGGCACTTCGGACCGAAGCGCACGATGACTGCTCAATAGATTTTGATAGGTCGTGTGAAATACTCCGACTTCTTCATTCCGACGCCCCCCTTTCTTCGATCGCCACTTCATTCTCCAGATAGATCCTCGTCGACTCCAACCGTCCCACCCCCGCCGCTTCCGCCCTCAGTATAAACCGTCTCACCGCATCCAACTCCTTCACCCTCTCCGCTCCGTACAACGAGTGCGCCCTCTCGCCCCACCGCCACGCCTCGCGATTGATCTCCCCAAGCGGCATCGAGTCTACTAACTGATTCCCCTCGGGTATCCTCCAGTCCGCCGGCCGTCGTACGAATCCGATCGGTGCGGGCCTGAATTGCACTGACGGGATGAAATGGGCGTCACATGACACCGGAGCGTGGACAAACTTCCCCGCTTTCGCACGATCGACGTAATCAGGTGGGTAGCGGTCGTGACTGATCCGACGCGAGCCGGAACAGTCGATGAGGTAGTAGTCGGGCATGATCGACGAGGAGTTATGGTTCGCACACCAAGGGCATGTCCAGTGCAACGTGCCGTGGAAGCAGGCGCGGATGTTGTAGCGCTGGACGCGGAGGAAGCCGAGAGACGGTGCGTCGATCTTACCCTTCGTTGATACTGATGCCGACTTCTTCACTCAGAAGCCTCCATTAGATGCCCACTGCGTTTCCGACATCACACGGATATCGAACGGTGCCACAATCATCCTCAACTTACCGGAGATTAGCTGATCACGGACCCCCCACGCCCTATGCGGTTCGTGATAACGGCCGGTCTCGCCGTTGTAATCACGTTCGCAACACTCATCGAGGGCAGCACGCACTCGCAACTTTGCATGCTCCTCGTCACGGGCGAAGACAACCGTATTAATCGGGATGTACGAACTGTTACTGACGCGGACGACGAACGGACGGGCCTCCTGCGGTGAAGGTGGATCAGGGTTGGCCTCGACGTACGTACTATTGTCGGTCCAGTACGTGAACATGGATGAGTTGAGCTGCCTCTGTTTCGCTGACTTTCTCATTCGATCACCTCACCTGCTAGTCCGCCTCTCGTCACGTCCCGCAACCAATACGTCCTCACCCTCACACCTTCCTCGACTCGCGGCGCACCCTCACGCAGTCCGAACGTCACCACCGACTGACGGACCGGTGTGGCCTCACAATGTGGATGGTCGCAGCATCGTGTCGCAGCCGGGTCGTAGTCGTCGTGCTCTACGATCGCCTGTCCGTACTTGTTGCGCCCGACGATACGTCCTGTACGTTCATGGAGTCGTGCCATCGTCAGGTCCTCTTCGACCACAGAGTGACCACAAATTCGTTCTCACCTCTGCCGTGTGTAACTGCGATCTTGTCCAAATATCCATTACGTCGCTTACCGCCAATGATGCGCAGTTCGTTACCGTCCATGATCAGATCGAATGATGCTAGCCAGTTGTTTGGGACAACCGAATCCGGGTTAAAATCGCCATCCAACGTTTCCATCTTCGCTTTCTTCTCACGCTTCGCCATCTTCCCCTCCTTCGTCCTCTTTCAACACCGCGTATCCATGCTCCACGATCTCCCGTAACTTCCGTCCCACCACGCTCCCCGCCTTCATCTCATTCTCCAATTGCTCTACCCTTCCGATGATCCCCCGCACTCCGGCGCGTAACCACATCACACTCGGATGCGATCTACCCTGCATTCTATCATACAACTCTACTAATGCGCGCACATCTTCTCGATGCAACCTTACTTCCTCACGGTCCTCAGCGAACGCCCTTCGCAACCTATTCTCCAACGCTGCACGTACACCGGCCGGCCGTCCACCCCGCAGCTTCCTCCGGTGGAACTCTTGGGGAGCTGCGAGGTACGGGAGGGGCGGAAGCTTCCGATGGCCACGCCGCGCTCGCGTCTCCGCGATCGTCGGTCCCCTCTCCAACCATTCGTACGGCTTCACGCCCGTTCCACGTCCGCCGAAGTCCTCAGACTTCACACGTCGCTTCGTCTTCGCACGTCCCGGTTTCCGATCGATCTTCAGAGCCATTCTTCAACCTCCGTAGAACCCTCACTACTAGTACTAGTATTAGACTCTATACTGCATTATGTTCCTCGCCGGGCGCGTGGGGGCCTAAGTCGTAACTATATCCCCAACTCGTAACTGTCTCATTTCGTTCAACTTTAAGTCAAAAGATGACTACGTAGATTTTCGTATTGGGTGCGGAAGAATGAGGTGTACGATGCCGTACGTTTTGCTTCGTAGACGTTATGTTAAATTGCAGGTTCTACCGCCTTTTTTAGGCCTCTTTAGGCCTCTTTCGGCCTCCGATCGCGTGAAAACTTCGTGCGCCGGGTGCAGGTCGATAGGAACCGTCATCTCGCGAACGATCTCAGCGACGACGGATTCCATGCTCGGGTACGGGACGCCTTTGTACGTGTACGCGCTCATGAGTTCACCTGCCGCAATCGCGCCTCTCGTTCGACATCCCGCCGGAGCAGTTGATCACCATAACGCTCTACCCATGCCTTAATAGCAGGTATTCTCCATCCTACGGCATCGAGACCGAGACTCAGTTTGACGTTTGTGAGCGTGCGGCTCGCGGATTCAAGTTGTTCGAAGGTCTCCGGCCAGTTTACGCACCAGCTGCAAACATAACAGCCTCCGCAGCCGCTCTGATCCTCGTATAACTCCTTAACGCGGCAGTCATATGCTTCCTGCGCCTCTTTCAGCTTCAGTGTTTGTTGTTCGATCGTCACACCGACCGGCGTAAGGCAGTTGTCAACATCGACAAAAAGGTCAAGGCCGATGCGCTTCCGTGCTGCTTCCTCGATGGTGATCATAAGTTGGCTCTCCATTCTGATTTATCCTTTCAGTACTGACGCGGCCGTTTCGGCACGTCCTCACGACTCGCGCGATTCAGCCTCTTCTCCATCAGGCTCCCGCCACGCATGATCTGCTCCATCGACGGCATACTCACACTCCGTCCGCGCATCTCCGTACTCGTCCGGAAATGCCGCTTCATAGTCCGGATGCAGCCGGTAATGATCGTAGATAGAACAGAATGCGCTGTCCCCAGCGGCCAGTTCGATCGCGTCATCCAACGCACCGCTCAGACTCTTCATGAGAACGATGACCTGCCGCATACGTTCCGGGCTCATTCGATCCAACGCCTTCGACGCTTCTGCGATCAGTCCGTTGTTATACGCCTCGATAGTGAGATCAGCTTCCTCAGCCTCTTTAACGTGTAGCATTTTGGTTCTCCTGTTTTTGTTGACACTGATGCGTCCACGTCGGCGCGTCTTCACGACTGACACGTACGCGTTCTACCAGTAGTAACTTCGAACTCCCATGCCATCGAACGTGCATGTACGTAGGGCGTACGTCTCACGACATCACCTCGCGGATGACAGCTTCGACTTCAGCGGCCAGCTGGACAGCGAGTACCGTCGGGTCGCCTTTGCGCGCGACGTCCGCGTGCCAGAAAGTACTACTGCGCAACTCAGGGTTACTCACCAGGTAGAGCATCACCTCTTGCCGAACGTACGGCACGCTGCCCGGCATCGATACTGTGACGACGACGTTGCGGTACGGCTCGATGCCACTGAGCTTCGCGGTCACGGGTCCGTGAGGCGACGGGGCGGTTGCAAACTTACCGGTTTCTGTGATGAGTTGCAGTTCGCGAATGGTCATGACTGACCACCTTCTTCCACAAGTTGCGCTGCGTACTCTTCCCGCTCCTCGTCCCACGTCCAGACGTACTCTGCGGCAAGAGCGCCGTTGAACACATCCGTGAGGTAGTCTTTGACGTTGTTCTGGTTGCGCCCTTTTACATCCACCGTAAACCCGTGAACGAGTGACGCCTTGATGATGACGGGATGATGTGTCCAACCGTCGTACACTCCGCTTTCGTGCATGTGATGGAATGACGTGTCGATGACGACGCGTTCCGGCGTTGCCGACTCCGCGATGTGGCTCCCCGAGTCGATTCCGTTCCCTGATGGTAGAAGTGAGTTGATGACGTCCAATCGCTGTTCGTACCTTTCAATCCACTCAATCCACGTGGCAGCGTTGATGCCATCGTGCCTCCGGCAGTTCGCCAATGCTGCCAGTGTCTCGGAGATAGTGGTGATAAGGCGCTGACGATATTCCATAAAACGAATCCTTTCACTGCGCTGAGCACTCCATCAACACATGCAATCTGTGGAGTGCTCAACTCAGCGCAGCATCGCGCGTGCTTTCACACGTCTACCTTGGCGATGCTGATACTGAATCGGTCGTATGGCTCGCATCCCGTGCTCCGTGACCGCGTACGTTCGACAACCTAGTAGGCTCCCGCCGCCCACGCTATCAAGTCACTCGCGGGGGAGTATCGTCGTCGTTCACGCCGTCATCCTAGCTACTCGAATGCCGTCCTGACCGCAGATTGTCAAACGAACCTACCGGTTTGCGCTATCGTCAGGGTCGCGTCGTCCCGACGTTGACCCCACCGTTCCCGACCGCGCTCCGTACTGCACCTCTACTGAAGACAGTATATGTCTGACCTCTACTGATGTCAACAGATTTCACATCTATTTCATGAAGATTCTTCCAGGTCGTATCCCCGTTTCTCTACCTTACTGTCCTCTCTCACGTATCACCCTCACTCGAATATCGCTACTTGAGTATCGAAACTCCGGTATCGTTAATCGAAATGCGTAGTTCCACCCCCGAATTCTACCGACTTCCACCGACTTTCCACCGGGCTTCCCGCCCGAATTCCGCTCTCCCTCCCTCGCTCCCCAACACACTTGTCACGTCCGTCACTACGTTAGTACGTCAGTAGTTAGTTCCGTCACGACGTCACTCCATAACGTGCCACCACTACGTGCGCCGCGAAGTACTAGAACGCATCACGTACTCCGTACCGCAAAGTACTTCGTACTCGCGTGCTGAATGTCGAACGTCGGATGTCGTGTCTGCGGTCCGCGCGTGTGTGTGCTCGAACAGGTGCGGACGCTACTGACTACTGACTACGCACCCACACGCCTCTACTGATGTACAGACCTGCACCTCTACTGATGTAGTTACTTACGGAAGTAATTGTCCGCGGCTGTACGGTAGGGAGTGGGGAGTCGGGCGCGCGGGAGGACGCACGGCGAAAAAATAAATCACCCAAAATAGTTACTTCGACGGACTTGACTGTGAGTCAACTAACGTGTAGGCTCCGCACGTTGAAGAGGAGGTCAGTAGATGATTGAGGGACAGTGGGCAGGATCGTCAGGATCGTCATGGTCAGCAGAGTCAGAACGCACACGCGCGGGTGAAGTAACACGGATGGAGCGGACGGGCACGCGAGGGAACCGCTCAATGACCCGAAGCGCGCGGCAACGAGTGAACCGGAACGCGCGCCGACTGGTAGAGCACATCACGTGTGACATGGGGCTGCGGCGGTGGATGATCAGTCTCCTGACTGACGGCGGGCTCGATGCGGCGACACTCCGGCAGTGGGCGGACCGCAGGCCGCAAGTCATCGGTAGGGGTGGGGTAGTGGGTGTGCTCGGAGACGCGTCAGTAGCGGCGGAGATCAACTGGGAGTATGCTGCGGAGATGGTGAACCGGAGGATACGATGATCGCCGCCGACGCGCTGCCACTACTTGTTGTCGGATTCACCCTCGGCGCGTGCGCGTATCCGTTCGGATCGTGGCTCCGCGATCGGGTCGAACGCATCAGGCCCGTGAGATGGAAGTATCGTGATGTGTGCGGACGTCAGTGTAGGATCAGATCGTGAGTTACTTTTCAATCATCGAGTTGGACACGAAACGGCTCTTACCCGTCCGACTCGCTCCGAAAGCTCTGCCGCCGTGCAGTCACCGGCAGGTGTACTACACTCCGCGTGGTGGTATTAGATGCGCAGACTGCTGCGAAACTGTTGGCGAGTGGTCAGACTGACGGCGGATGGCTGTAGGGTTATACTCTCCAATCACTGATGAAGAAGAAGCGCACGAACGACCACGACGACTCTTCGAACGGACGTCGTCGTCGCAGATTCATCCGCAAGGTGGCTGAGCGCCCTGGCCGTCGTCCCCGCGCGAAACGCGATCCGTCTCTCGGGCCACCTGCCCCTCCCGTCCCACCTGTCCTCCGTGAGCGGGCGTCGTCGAAAAGCCGTCAGGTCGGGCAGAACCTGTACGACCTTCTCGGTGGCCGTGACGAGATCGTCAACCTGCTGCCTGTCGATCCGAAAGACTTGAAAGCATCTGCTCTGCGGGACGCGCTGATGGACACGAGGCACGTAGACACTGACGGAGGGTTGAAGAGGCGTTTCGATACGCTCTACCTCTCCGCCGGCTACTCCGCGAAGGATCTGTTCGAACTCTTCGACAACCGGCAGCAGGCGCACGCGTTAGTAGTAGCGTCAGCTGCGAAGCCGCGACTCGTGGGCGAGCTGGTTGACGCGGCATCGGTGAAGTTTGTGCCGTGTGACGTCTGTGGTGGTGAGATAAGAGTGGCACGAACGGACGAGGACGGGGAGTTCGTGCGATGGGACGTATGTCCCGTCGAGCATGCGGATGAGCGAGGACGTGTGACGGTCGACGGGAACAGAGCCGCGCGGGAACTCTACTTCGAGCAGTTCGGCTTCAAGCAGTCCGCGCCGCTCGTCAGTATCGATTCGCGTCAGGATAACAGGCGGGTGTCGTTCGTCATGGGGATGCCGGGGACGAGTCCGTCTCCGCTGGCATTGATTAAAGCATTGGAGCTGGTGCCGGACGTAGGGGCGTCAAACAGACAGTTGACAGAAGCTACTACTGAAGGTACGATGCATGCGATGAGTACAGTAGATGCGGAGATAGTCGAACAATGAACGGGCTGATGCTTGACGAGCGGTTCTACCGTCCTGCCTTCGCGCCGATCAAGCCGACGACTGCCGACGATTCACGCTGTCCGGACTGCGGTCGCCCCACCACTAGTAAGCCTGTTCGTCGCTGCGCTGCCTGCGGTAAGGGGATGAGTGGGCACGACAAGTGGTACTTCCGTGACGACGGAAGAATCCAACACAAGAACTGCAACGACCCCACGGCACACCAGCCGACGGGCTTTCGTCCCGATACGCTAGAAGGAGTTACTTAATGACGTACCCCGGATGGTCTCAAGCTGATACTGACCAATACACTTCAATCGTCCAGTCTGTTACTGACGATCCGAAGTACAAAGGGTATTCGCACGATCGTGTGCAGAAGCTCGCTGCGTCGATCGTAAACAAGAAACGCGCGGCGGCAGGCAGGACGAGGCGGCAGTTGAAGAGTGAAGAGACTGCTACTGCTCCTACTACCACCACTGCTACGACATCGACGGCGGGCACGTCAGGAGCTGTGAAGTGAGTAATCTCGAAGTTACTCCTGAAGAGTTCTCCGTGATTCACGATCGGGCTGCCTCATTGCCTGATTCCGAGTTCGCTCGCTGGATGATCGAGCATTTCGGAGATCGCTGTCCTGATCTCCGCTACGGATTACCGACCGAGGTTCATGTAGTAGGGCCGATCAACGTCAAGAGTCCGCGCAGCTTCACGACGCTCGAAGTGTGGAGGATCGACTGACGTGGATGTCTTCTCTGGTGATTCCGGCTTCTTCGTTTTTCGTGATATTCGGGGTCAGAGCTGGCGGATGGTACAAAGGCCGATGACGTGGAAGGAACGTATTAAGACTCTATTGAAGATGGATCTTCTTAACTCCACGTACCGGACGTTGAGCTGGCAAGCATTCAAACGCGGGACCGTGTATTGCTTCCAACTGGTCACGCTGGCCGCGGACATGGGTGATCCGAAGAAGCAGGTCGGCTTCGGTGACGTACAGATAGAGAATCTCATCCGAGTTCACGAGAAGTTTCCGTACACCGTCCGATGAGCCTCTTCTCCGACATCCGTGACTTCCGTGACTCGTTCCGCGTCATGCGTGTCTTCGTCCGCATGTCCCGTGACCTCTCGTCGATCGCATCGACCCTCGAAGCCTTCCGCTTGCACTTCGACATCAAGTCAGTATCGGAGCGTGAGACCGAGATGCAATTCGCAGAGTCTGAAGCTGCGAAGATCGACAAGAATCCCGAACTCGCGCGTATACCGTCGCAGCTCGAACTCGCACTCGAAGACATACGGGATAGGAAGCGTCAAGGTCAGACGATCGACGAAGAAGAGATCCTCGCGGCAGCACAGGCGATGGACGATGACGAAGATCGAAGCAAGTCGGTTTGGTGATACTATACTGAAGAGATTCAAGCTTTAAGGTCTTTGACAATTTCATGGGGGCGTACTGGTTTCGACGGAATAGTACGACCTCGATTAGCACGCCGGTAAGGAGCGACCGCAACAGCCCAAAAACGCACAAACGCCAACACTGATAATGTCGTGTACGCGAACTTCGGCGAGGGTGTCTCCGACGCCCCGACCCAGATGAGCGAACCCACTCCGTGGGCGCCCATGGCAATCGCAGCATAAGTAGTTCTCACTTTCCGCCCAACAGCAGACAGCCACTGCGCAAAGGGTAAGCGTGTAAAGCAGATCGAGGAAGTCTAGTTTCGGACGCGGGTTCGACTCCCGCCGCCTCCACCAATTCGTCGTACGGTCGTATGATCGTACGATCCTGTGAGATACTCTGTGAAGGAGCTAGCCGATGAGCAAGTCGTCCGCACCCGTACCCGCCCCAACATTCGAACTCCCGAAACCCGTCCTCCCGTGTCCGACCTCTCCGCTCCAGCAGACTGAGGGTGAATCGTGGGAGCACACCCGTGACATGCCGTCGTCGTACGATCGCTACCGCAACGATCACATTACGGATCGCGTCGACAGTGAAAATACGGAGATGGGTGACAATGACGATTGAAGTGTTTCTGTTCCCTCCACTGATCGGCGGATCGTACGATGGCCCGAAACGCACCCTTCCGATGATGACTATTACCGTAGGTTTCTCGGAGGAAAGTTCAGCCGAAGACCGGACGAACCTAAAGTATAACGCCACGATTGCTTACACCGAAAAAGCCATCCGACGTTTCCTACTGTCCGATGAATATCAACAAGGGAAGATCAAAGCAGCGCTGTCACGTGGGACCGAGGGGACAAATGTTGCGATCGGTGATCCTCCTTCATGGGTGTTGGTGGAGAAGTCGAATGCGCGTCTATGTTTCGGCCGTATTCGACCGGAACGCGGCTTGGTGAGTCCGAAAACGTACGATGGACTGCGTGATCTAGGTTCACCGGGGTATCGTACGAATCCTCTTCGAATATGCGGTGCTACGATCGTTATGGATGACGATGTTCCCGACGGGTTCATTCGTTGGTTCTACGGACGTGTCTGATCCAATGCCGTCTATTCTTCAGACATCCTTGATCTACGGCCATCTCGTTGTGCTCTCGTCATTCCTCTCTCCGACCATCCATCGCCGCGTGTGCGTCTGCCGTTGCGTCTGCGGCACCATGAAGACCATCCGCCTCTCCGACCTCGTACGTCCTGACCGTCCTACCAGCTCTTGCGGCTGCAAAGCTCACGAGAAGAAGCACAACGGCCGGAACACCCCGACGTGGTGGACTTGGAAAGCGATGCGGCGCCGATGCTCCGACCCGAATCATCGCGACTTCAAACACTATGGAGGCCGTGGTATCCGGGTCTGTGACGAGTGGAATGACCCGCAGAGCGGATTCGTCAGGTTCTTGGCAGATATGGATGAACGGCCGGCGGACCGGACGTTAGATCGTAGAGACGTCAATGGGAACTACGAGAAGTCGAACTGCCGGTGGAGTACTGCTACTGAACAAGCGTTCAACAAACGTCGGTGGACCCGCGTGAATGAGCGACGGAAGGTACTGCGAGACGAACGTCAATCCGAGCTTGCACACTGGGATGAAGAAGAAGCTGCGTACCTCGCGTCTGCTACTATGACCGGCGAATGTACGCAGAGTCCATCGTCGATCGCAGGGTCCAGTCAGTAGAACGTGCCTACAACGTCCGCCTCCACCGCTACCCCGTCTCCGACTCCGTCTCCATCTCGAACTTCATCTCCACGGACGCGTTCGACGACCGCGGACGTCAGGTCCGTCCCCTAGTCAGTTCGGAATCCGACTTCGTCTGGAACGAACTCGCACTCAGTAGAAGCGACTTCCGCTACTTCTCCGAACGCTACGTCCGCATCATCCTCGACAACGAATCCGGCTCGCGCGGGAACATCGTCCTCACGCCGGCCCAAGAGACAATCCTCAATCGGATGTCTGCTACTGAAGAACGTATGTGGACCGAACGTGACTCCGGACGTACGCGTTTCGACGGGCAGTGTTACTTCCTGCATAAATCCGGGCAGATGGGCATCTCGACGCACTGCGCGATGGTCGGTGTCCATAGATTGAATTTCTACCCCGACACGATGGGCCTCATGGCGTCGTCGAACGATCAGATGACCCAGAAGTTGTACACCGACTACTTCCTCTCGGTCTACGACTCCCTCCCGCCGTGGATGCGTTCGCCTCTGAAATCCAAGGTGAAAGATCGCGGACTCGATTTCCTCTCCGAGTCCCGTTGCGTCCTCCAGGATGCTTCCCAGCGTGCCGCAGTCGGTCAGGGGTCGAAGTGGCATTACGTCCACCTCTCCGAGGTTGCTACATGGCCCGACCCTGTGAAGTCTTTTGAAGGATCTGACGGCGTCCTACCGCGTATCTCGCGCTCGATCAAGGCCGTTGCGTTCTTAGAATCTACATCAGCAGGTATGCACGACTGGTGGCACGAACGGACCGAAGCCGCACGTAAGGGTGAGTTCGACCGCTGGCAGTACATATTCGTCGGCTGGTGGATGGTTCCGCTCTTTAAGCACGACTATCCGCCTGACGGGTGGGTTCCGCCGCCGGAAGCGTTAGAGGAATGTGCGCTGATCGAGCGTGTCTCCCATCTGTACACGGAGAGGGGTCAGACCGTGCGTCTGACAGTAGAACAACTCTACTGGTGGTCCCGTGAGCGTGCCGACTACCAGAAAAAGGGCATCCTCAACGAGTTCTACAAAGCGTATCCGTCGATCCCCGAACAGTCGTTTACGCACTCCGGTCAGTCCTCGTTCGAGTACGAGGTGCTGGAGAGTCTGCAACGCACGGTCACGATGCCGATTCCGTACGAACTCGCTACGGAGACGATCCCATCAGAACTCGTCATGTCCGATGCTGATATCCGAAGCATCGATCCACGCTTCCGCGAGATTTACACTGTAGGCAACTACGACATCGTAGCCATGCGCGTCCCGATGGAGCAGCAGCACGATCCGCGCGGACTCATCCTGCTCTGGGAACCACCGTCAGCACAGCACGACTTTTTCGGTGGTGCCGATCCCGCTGTCGGTATCGCCAATTGGACCCGCTACACGAGGGCGCGCGCGGATACTCGTCGGGACAACTCTGCCATAGAGATCATCCGCCGCGGTTTCTATGGCAAGCCCGACGTCCAAGTCGCTGAGTTCGCCGCACCGATCTTCCCGCAGGACTTCGCCCTCTACCTCTACCTGCTCGGCAAGCTGTTCAAGGGCAGGGCAGAGGACAGACAGATGCTGTGGACGATCGAGGTCAACTTCCACGGCATCTTCTGCCAGCAGGAACTCGTCCAGCGGTACAACTACTCGAACCTCTACCAGCGCCGCAAGACTACTGATGGAGCATCAGTAGACTTCATGGACAAGCTCGGGTGGTGGACCACGCCACAGACACTATCGGAACTATGGACATCAGGAAAAAAACACGTCAGCGCCGGACAGTACGAGGCCCGTTCGAACTGGCTGGTGACGGAGATGCGCGATTGCCAGGACGAGGACATGCGGAGGAAGACGTCGCATAATCTACTGATCCGTGGTAGTGCGGAGGGGAGCAACAAGCACGATGATCGTGTGTACGCGAACCTATTCGCGTTAGAAGGGGCGCACTCGTGGACCCACGGGATGTTGCAGGCTCCGTCCCCGGTGATCGCGTCGGTCAGAGTCGAGGGTGGGCCGAAGACACGTGATAGCGCCTTCGTGCGGGACTTTACAGCGGCCGAGTACGACGATTTCGTACGTGATTGGGAAGCGACGATCGGAGAGTTGACAGACGGATTGGGGTACTGATAGTATTCTTCATGTGGGTTCTCCTCGGACACCACACCCCTCCTATCCACGTGGGGACTTCAGGGAGTCGCGACCTTGAAGTCCTCGCACCTTTTCCTTTACTGACCCTCCTGCCTGTGTTAGACTCCTTTAGGGCTTATGACTGCGGAGTCCTTGCTCTTGGAAACTGTGGAGGGCTCTGAATCTGACTCGGAGCCTTCCCTTTCCGACCACCTTCCACGCCGGATCGTCGGTCAACTAGTTGACGGATCAGTGTCGGTCAAGATACCCTCCCGACCCATGAAGAAAGCAGTAATCGGTAAGACAGTCAGTAAGACAGCTTTTCGACAGGCTCCGAAGCCGCAACCGCCGCAACCTACGCAACCTACCCAACCTCCGTTGAACGTCGTTCCGATCGACGACGTGACGCGTCTACTGATGGATGGGTTCAAGGCAAACCTCGACGAGGTCCGCGAGCTATGCGAAGCTGCGAAGCATCCGATGGTGACCGTCCATAAACCTAAGAGTGCAAACACCACCTTCCCTCCCGGTACTACTGTGTTTTCCGCTGCCAACGATATCAAACCCATCCTCCTCAACGACTCTGACCGCGTCACCCTCGAAGCTCTCTTCGGCGGCGAACCGTTGTCGTCCCCATCCGACGTCCTCCGTCTCTCCCTTCGTCTCTCCATCGTCCGTCTCCTCGGACCTTCCGGCGAGGCGTGTTCCACCACCATCCCGCTCGATACGCTCGAACGGCTCGAAGCCCGTCGTCCCGTCGACACCACCCTCAAGGAGATGATCGAGCGTGGGTTCGCAGACTACCTCGAAGGTCTCATCAACGGAGTCTTCTGATGCCATCACCACTGACAGTTGAGCCGCGTCATATTCAGCGACAGCGCACTCTTTCCACTATCGCCGATCCGGAAATCGTGATCGAGAAGTGGAGGGAATCCGATCGTTACGAACAGGAGTCGTGTGCACGAAAGATCGAGCAGGATATTGAGCCGATCTGCGTTGATAGGACTTTCGGGGAACTGGTGGCTGAGCAGCGTAACGTAGACGAGAAGTCGCGAATCTGGTGGGAGACTCACTTCCCGGATTTCCGTGAGAAGGGTGTCTAACTCATCATGGCGTACGGTCGTGGTGTCTTTCGCTCACTCGAATGTCTCACCTGCGGAGCGCAGTTCCGTCGTCTGCTTTTCTCCTGGTCAGACCCTGACGACCCGCGCAACGAACTCCACCAGAACTTATGCCCCAACCTTAATTGCCTTAACCCTCACATCCGCATCCGCCCGTCTTCTAACTCTACTGTGATGCAAGTCCGCGCATCCCAACGCGCCGTCGTCTACCAGTTCCCTGACGGTACATGGTCCCAACCAGGGACGAACGACCCGAACGACCCTGTGGCGCAAGAGTGCATCCGTGACGGCGCCGTCCGCCGCGAGTTCTACCACACGCGTGAAATGACGGATTTCCAACGTTCCATGCGCAAGTCCGCCACTGACGAATCCTCAGGCTATAACGACGTCATAGACATGGACGAATCGTCCCGCCGCGACCGCGGCGCTGACACGCGTGACATGCAGGATCTTCACCGTCGTGAGGATCGTCTCCGCACGGCCTTCGACCACTTCCAGGGACGACTCGGCGGCGAGCGGTACGAGCAGCTCCTCAAGCGTCTGAACCGGTAAGAGTGTAAAGTGTCGGGTTGATGAGCACGATCGACTACGGCTCCGGCGTTACTTCTCACTCCGGACCCGCCCCGGATTTCACCAACTACAACGTCCTCGCGAAGTCCGACTACACCCCACCGTCAGACATTCCAAGGTTAGTATTAGGGTGGGCGATTGAAGCGCTACAAGAGTCCGACTTCTACATCCGCAACCAACCCGGCTACGGACGCTCGAAAGAACTCGCTCGGCTCATCACCGGTGACGACCGTCCATTCCGCGAAGGTTCTCTATCCACCACCTCCGATAACGAAACCGGCCGTCTCTTCGGCGTCCAATCCGCGGACCTCACCGACCTCAAACCTTACTGGCAGTACGAATCCTTCAACTCCGACCACGAACAACAGGTCCGGATTCAATCTAATATCCTGACATCGTGGTTCCCGAAGTACGGCGAACGTGCTACTGAACTCGCGATCAAACGTTCTCTCATCGCCGGCGCATCAGTCCTCAATCTCGTCTGGGACCCGAACCGTCAGGACATCGCCCTCTCCTCCCGTCACATCCATGACGTCCGTCCCATCCGCCCATTCGGTGACACTGGTTCCTTCCAGGACTGCTTCGCGGTTATCGACCAACGTGAGATGCCTGTCAATTACGTGAAGTCGATGTTCCCCCACGCTGCCGCGTACATCCGCGCCGAACGTGATGCGTCGCTCGCATCCGCCCTCAATCAAGCATCCGCGCGCGTCTTCCGCGGCTCTCCACTGATGATGCAGAATCAGCTCGCATCGTTGCCATCGTCGAAGCTCGGTGCTCTGCCCGTCGTGGACCTCTACCGCTTATACGTCGATGACCGGTCGATCAACGAGTCTGACGGACCGGTGGAGATGGGCGACTGGGGCGATGCCGCAGATGGAAGTGGTCGTCGCATCCCGCTCAACGACTGGTCGTACACGGTAGAGCCCAACGACCCGCTCTACCCTCTCAAGCGTCTCATCATCTTCACACGTGAGGTCATGCTGTACGACGGTCCGTCGAACTACTGGCACGCGATGTTCCCGTACGTCAAGCTCTGTCTCGACACGATGCCCGACTCGTGGTTCGGTACATCCGCGTTCTGGCGTCTCATCCCGTTACAGCGCTCATTGGACAGACTCTACCGCGCGGTCGACGATCACGTCGCGAAGATCCTCCATCCCGGAAAGCAGGCGCCTAAGATTGGCGTCGCCGCGTCGGAACTCGCCCGCTTCAAGACGAACATGCCCGGTCAATCCGTCCGTTACGGCCCCGCCGGCAAGATCGAAATCACCGAGATCCCTGACCTCGATGCGATCGTCCCGATGCAGATCGATAAGATCCTCGCGCGTATGGCCGCGCACGTCGGTGTTCAGCAGGCGGTGAACATGGCGGCACTCGCGGGATTGTCTGAAGATCCGAAGATCGAGCAGATCCTCGGCACCCTGCAACCCGAGGTGCGTTCCCGTTCCCGTTCGATCGAAGCCTCGCAGCGGGAGATCGGGACGATGTTCGCATACGATGTCGCGGAGTTCTACCCGATGGGCCGCAGAGTGGCAATGCTCGGAGATGACGGCGTCACCACCGAGGACTACGATATCGACCGCTACTCGCTCATCCCCGCGTACGTCGGTTCCGACTACGGACCTGATGGACGTGTCCGCCCCGAGGTGCACGGCAATCCGCGTCCCCGCTTCGATCGTGGCCGCGAGTTCTACCGTCAGTTCAGTTTAAACATCAAGCCGGCGTCGATGCTCCAGTCGGCTGAGACGAAAGAGCAGCTGATGACGTTGACTCTACGTCGGCAAGGCGACATGCCGCTCCACCGCACCTTGAAGAAGATCGGCATCGAAGGTCTCGGACCAGAGCCGAAGGGATCTCTGATCGATCAGATCACGATGGAGAAGGCCGGGTTGCCTCCTGCGGGCTCGACGCTGAACGCACAGGTGATGCAGACCGCAAAGACAGTGCTCGCCAGCCCGCAGCTCTCGCAACTCGTGCAGATGGTGTCGACCGATCCCGCCCTCATAGGACCGCTGATGCAGGTGGCGCAGGCGATGGTGCAGGCGGCACAGGGTGGTGGCAGTGGTGGTGGTGTAGAAGGTGGACCACCCGGAGGGATGGGAGCGGGAGGTGGGGCGGGAGGAGGGACACCACCGCTTGATGGTGCCGGTGGCGGACTTCCGAATCCCGGCGTCGCCACGTCGACCAACTCTTCGTCTCAATCGTTCGGTGCCCACCGCGGCCCCGGACATCCGCCGTCCGCAGCTCAACCACCGTCGCAACGTCCTGACGGTCGTCTCGAAGAATCGAAGTAGTTAGAGTAATCAGAATTAGAATAGTCAGAGTACTCTTACGTAAGGAGCCTCAATCGTCATGGCCTTCACGCCTTTAAACTCCACCCACCCGATCGTCGTCTACACGTTCGCCGGGATCGCTACTGTAAACCTCGGAGTCGACGTTCTCGGCCTGCCTGATCCCACAACGTCGGGTCAAGGTCGCGGTCTCGTCGGACAGTGCGCATGGTTCGGTATTCAGAACCAGACCGGGAGCGACCTGCTCCTCACGCAATCCGCCGTTGCTACGAAGGGTGTGCTTATTCTCGATCAGCAGACGTATCGCACTCCGCCCGATCAGAACGGAAACGGTTTCGATGCATTCGAATATTGGTTAGTCAGTGCAGCGGCGGGTGACGTAGTAGTGGAGAGGAAGATTTTGTGAAGAAACTATCGCTACTACCGCTACTGCCGCTACTGCTGCTACTGACGTTTCTATACGCTACTACTCTGTGGGGACAACAAGGCGGAATCTCGTCTCCATACGCCGACCGTTTCCGTCACGTCGTTTTCCTCAATCTGGGGACTCCGCTCGCAGGCCGCGTCTACTACTGCGATAACTGCTCTTCTACTTCTCCATGTACGAGCGGAGGCACCGGCGCGGTAGCCTTCAGGATCGGGACGGCGTGGAACTGCTCAAATGGTGGAAGTGGGGTAGCAACACCCGTGAGTGCGGCCAACGGGGGGACGGGGCAATCGACCTACACGAAGGGCGATCTGTTGGCCTCACCGGGTGGAGCAGTACTCAATAAGTTGGCCGTAGGCTCAGATACCCAAGTCTTGACCGCAGACGCGGCTTCGCTGAACGGGATGAAATGGGCAGCGGCAGGCGCTGGCGCGAGCGCTCCATTTTCCGACGGCACCGCGCTCATAAAGAATAACGCTGACGCCACCAAGCTGGCGATTTTGAGCACCGCCTCTATTTCTACAGCCACCACGAGGACCTTCACTCTACCTGATGTGTCCTCCACGCTGTTGACGAGCGACGGCTCCGTGATCGCGGCGGATACGACAACTCAGAAGTTCACCAACGGCGTATCGCTTGGAGCAACTGCTACGACTCAGGGCGCTCTTCAATTTTTCGACACATCCGGCGCACACTCTGTGACGTGGAGAGTAACGACCGCGAGCACGTCACCGCGGCAGTGGCAACACGTCGCGAACTTCACCGCCAACCGAACGTTCACCTGGCCGGACGCCACCGTTACCTTAGTTGGTGATACCAATACTCAAACGCTCAGCGGGAAAACATTCACCTCGCCAACCATCAATAATCCGACCATCAGTCAGCCGACGATCAACACGGGGATCACCTCTGGGACCGGCTTCCAGCACATCCGTGTCGCATCGTGCACGACAGCTATCACGATCAACGCCTCATGCGACACGACGATCACCTGGCCGGTCGCGTTCGCGGACACGAACTACACGACCAGTGCGACGC